TAAACAACACCAGGCCGGGCGGCGCCAGGGACGGCCCGCCGCCCGGTCTGGGCTCAACCATGCAGCCGTGCCGTCCCTAATTTAGACACAAATCCTTAGGCCGTCCCCACATGCCTAGGAGGCCGTCTTGTCCGAAATCGTGCTTTCATACGACCACTCGCACGCCGCAGTTACCCAGGAGACCGGGTATTTTTGCGGGCCCGCATCCAGCCAGATTGTGTTGCAGGGCCACGGAATCAGCGTCACCGAGAACCAGCTCGCGCAGGAAATGGGGACCACAACCGCCGGCACTGCCTCCATTGAATCCATCGCCAAGGGTTTGTCGCTGCACGCACCCGAGGCCGGCTGGAAAGCCGTCTGGATGCCCAACGACCCGCCGACCGCAGATCAGCGGGAGAACATGTGGCGCTCCATCGTTCAGTCCATCCGCGGCGGATGGGGCTGTGTGCTGAATCTTGTTGTGCCGCCGTCGAACCACCCCTCGCACGGCGTCACCAAAGGCTCCGTCCCGCCGAACTACGGCTCCAATACTGTCTACCACTACGTGGCCGCAATGGGCGTAGATGAGGCCGAGGGTGCCGTATGGATCGCGGACAGCGGGTTCCAGCCCGGCGGGTACTGGGTTACCAAAGAGTGGGCCTGTGGGGCCGTAACCCCGCATGGCTTCGTCTTTGCCGCGAACACTCCCGAGGTTGTTGCCGGCGCACCCGAACCGGCACCGGCGCCGAATGCGCCTGCGGCAGAGAACAACCCGGCCGGCATCCCGTGCGTCATCGGGAGAAACGGGCCCAAGCCGTACACCGCGTACACGGTCGACGATAAGGTCAGCCACACCGCGCACGAGGTCACGATGTGGCTTCCAGCTCGGGGACTGAAAGACGGTCTCGCCGACGCAATCGCGGACCCGCACCGGCTCGACACAACGCTCGGGCATGCAATCAACGCCGCGTCACTCGGCCGCGTGAACTACGAGATTCTCGTGCGCTTGGCCGCGAAGCTCGGCGTCGACTTATCGGATCTGGTGTAGCCGTGGGCGATTCGATTCTCACCAGTGCCAGATACTGGCAGCAGACCGGCGTGCGCATGGTTCGCACGTTCGCTCAGGCCGCCGGCGGGGTGCTCGGGGTCAGTGCCGCCGGCGGCATCAGCGCCAACTGGCAGCAGGCACTCAGCGTCGGCGCCGCGGCCGCGGCAATCGCCCTCCTCATGTCTCTAGAAAAGATCGAGGAACTTCCCCCGGATACGGCTGAGGAGGCCGCGGTGGATGCGATCCTGCACGCGAACGGCGTCAGCTCGTCGGACCCGCTGCCCCCTTTAGCGCCGCCGCCGACGGCGGCTACGACTACGACCCCGACGCCGACACCCCCGCCGCCGGCCTATACCACGCCGACGACATACGCGCCCGCCTCGCCGGCACCCAATACCGTGCAGGCGTCCACAATTGGCTATCCAAGCATGAGTGACCCCGCGTGAACCGGCTCGCGAAGTTGGGGCCGGCAACGGTGGTAACCGCGGTCTGTGCGGTCGCGTGGCTCGGCTCGTTGGCCTTCCGCGCGAAGGTTCCGGACTGGTCCGGCGGAGCCGTCGCCGACACATTCATGACAACCATTGTCGGCTATTTTTTCACGCAGAAGGGCGCCGGTAAATGACGCAACAATGGGCCTCACTGGCCGCCGTCGCGCTGCTGATGGGATTCCTCGCCGGCGGTGCCTGGGCACGCCGGGCGAAGGACGACCGCTGGACAACGTCACTCGGTGTCGCGTTCGCGTTGGTGGGCGTGCTATCGATGGCAAACCTCGTGTTCATCTCGCAACGGCAGCAAAGCTACAACGCCCGCGCCGCCGATAAGTTGGCGTGCATCGCTGAGGTGGTCACCGCGGCCCGCGCGACAACGGGCTATAACGGCGTCAGGGATGCCGCCCTGCTGGCGTGGATTAACGAGCCGAGCCGCGACACGGCGCGTGCACTCGTTGCGACGCTTGCCAATCCGCCGGCGCCGTTGCCGCAGTGCGTTATCGATTGGGAGTCAGAGTGACCACCCCGTGGTCGATGGTGCGTGCCGCGGCGCGGATGGTGTCCGGCGCCCCCGAGGGTGTCGTAAACGACGAAGACGTCGCCGCCTGGTGCGGCGAGCTCGAGTCAACTGAGACGGACAAAGGAGACAAAGTCTGATGCAGTTAACCGTTCGCCTCCTCGGCGCTGAGGTTTTCCACGTGTCTGTCGGATTGTCTGACCGCGACGAGACCGAGACCGAGTCCGGGTTCGTGTCGAACACCGGCGGAAGTTACGAAATCGCCGGAGAGTCTGAGGTCGAGTGGGAAGAGTCCGAGGAAGACTACGACCCCGAATACGACAACCGCCGCGCCCCGTTCGGCTTCCGCCATGCTTGACACCTGGAGGCACCGCAACCGCGACGGGGGGAGCGTGCTCACCTACGGCAGCTTGGGATTCCTCGCCGGCGTCATCACCGCGTTGGGTATTGGAGGATGCACCGCCCCCGACCCCGGCGCAACGGATCCCAGGTACACCGTCGAATGCCCGTCAAAGTGAGTGTGGCCGTGCTAGGCGTCGTCGGTCTGTGCATCCTCTCGGGCGCGGCGGCCGGCGGCGCCACCTATCTGTTTTTCGGCCACTACTGGTACCGGCTGAGGCAGCTCCACAAAGACGACTAGACCACGGGGCCGGGATTGGTTTCGACGGCGCGCGAGACCCGCATGCGGACCGCGCCGGACCGGGGTTCGATTCCCCGCGGCTCCATACAATGCCCGCCCCGCTGACCCCTAGTTGGTCGGCGGGGCGGGCCCTTTTCGTATTTAGACCTGCGCGTGGCGCACGCAGGCCAACTTCGCTTCGCTCAGAGTCCGGAACCGCGAGTCCGCGAGTTTGAGGTCGAAGCTGGTCCAGCCCCGCCCCGCGGGTGCCGGCAACGCCAGCCAGCCATCCGCGCCACGCCGAACCTGGAACGACCAGTGCTCGCCGTAAGACACGTAGTAAATAGCACCGTTCCAGGTGTTTCGTTTCCACCGAAGTTCTCGCATGGCACCACTGTACCGCGTTACCACCAGAGTTACCACCACGACACGCCAAACTGGCTCTAGCTGCGCCCCCGGCAGGGATCGAACCTGCGACCTAGGGATTAGAAGGCACTGGGTAAACGTGCCGCAAGCAGGGCGGTTCCGGAATAACACCAGCTCGCGGCAGGTCAACCGCCCCTAACATATACAGTAGTTATACAAGGTCTTGTTACCAGTATCTGTTACCACCTAGAGGGGGTTTCCATGGCGGCAAAGCGGCCACGCCGGGCAGCAGGTGAGGGGAGCATTAGCCAGCGCCCGGACGGTATGTGGGTGGGCATCATGGACTCCCCATCGACCGACGGAAAGAGGCGGCAGAAGAAGGTATACAGCCGCGATTACCGGGAGTGTGTTCGCAAGCTCGGCGAGCTCAAAAAGGATCTGGCTGCCGGCGTCACCGTCAACCGAGCCACCACCGTCAGTGCGTGGCTGGACCGGTGGCTCCACGAGATACACAGAGACCAGATACGGCCATCGACGCGGCAGAGCTACGAGGTGGTGGTCCGGCAGATCAGCTCCACCATCGGCGACAAGCGGCTAGCCTCACTCACACCGGAAGACGTGCGCGGGATGATCAAGGCGCTCGGCAACGGGCGCCGCCGAACGCAGAAGTCCTACGTGCTGCTAAATGCGGCACTCAAAGACGCCGTGCGCGAGGGAATCCTCACCCGCAATGTGTGCGACGCCGTCCATAAACCGAAACTGTCGGCCACGCCGCGCGACGCGTTCACCCTCGATGAAGCCCGAACAATCCTCAAGTGTGCCGCCGACACCCGCGACCCTATGGAAGCCGCCCGCTGGGCTACCGCGTTCCTAACCGGCATACGGCAGGGCGAAGCGTTGGCCCTGTCATGGGACCGCATAGACCTCGACGGCGCCGTCGCCGACGTGGAGTGGCAGTTGCAAACACTCACCCGGGACCACGGCTGCGGCGAAGCCGGCGCGGCCGGTGCGTGGCCGTGCGGCAAAGTGAAGGGCGCTTACTGCAGTGCTCCCCGGTGGGACGTGCCGCCCGACTTCGAAATGCGGGAGATTTACCGTTCGCTGGTCCTGACCCGCCCCAAGACTCACGCCGGCCGCCGATTCATACCGCTAGTAGCTCCGATGGTTGCGGCGCTGCGAACGCTCAAGGAACTGGACCGCGGCGCCAACCCCCATAACCTAGTTTTTCATTTGGCCGACGGCCGCCCGGTCCCCCCTAAAAAGGACTGGGAGGCGTGGCAGCAACTGATGCAGGACTCCGGTATGGCGGAAGAGGGGGAGACCATCCCTCCGCACGTTGCCCGACACACCACCGCAACCATCATGCGCGCCGCCGGTGTCGACGAACAGACCCGGATGGAACTGCTCGGACATAGTTCGGCAGTCGCCACACGCATCTACGCACACGCCGACGTCACACGGCAGCGGGAAGCGATGGCTGTGCTCGAGGCTTTGGCGCCGGGCGAAAAATCAGAATAAAAAACACACAAGTGCGCGTGCAGGCGCAGGTCAGGGCGTTTCGACCACTTTTGGGCGTCGTCTATGGCCGATCTACGACCGATCTATTAGTCGAACTATTGATCGAAGTTTGGGCGTTCTATCGGCGCTCTATGGTCGATCTATTGCCGATCTCTGATCGCACTATCGCGGCTCTGTGGACCGCTCTATGGCCGCGGCTTCTCGTTCGAGAAGTGCCCTACGGTTACGCGCACGGAAGCGCGACACGGCCGCGGCTCCGAACACCATCCCCGCGCGGGATGACTCTCCCTCCGCCGCCGGCCTGATTCGCTCGCCGGCGGGAGGGTTGTAGGCGCGGATATCGTCCGACGAAATCCAGTAAAGCCGTCCCTGTCGTTTGGCCGGCAAGTGCCCTCCACGAAGCCAGCCATATACCGTGGGGAGGGGTACCTCAAAAAAATCTGCGACCTCTGCGGGTGTCCATCGGTCAATCACCGCGCGCTCTCCTCTTTGATTGCCTTTTTAACGTCAGCCATGATGACCCGCCCACCGACACCCGAACCCGTCAGCGAGTCCAGGTCGATTCCGTGCGACTCGGCCAGCGCAACCACCGACGCCGACACCGCGGCGACTTTGCGTGCCGGCGCGTACAGCGCCACCGCGGGGGAGATCCCCTCGACCAGCGAGACACGCTTGTACACCGGCTGCGGCTCGAAGTCGAACTGGTTTCGCGTCACGCCGGCCACCGGAACGGGTACCGGAGCCGGCTCAGAATCCGTAACCGGAGAATCCGTCTCCAAGATCGCACACCCACTCGACACCGTAGATCGCATACGCGCTAAGTCGCGTCGAACCAACTCCGGCGACAGCCTCTCCGCCGCCGCCGCATATGCCGCGGGGAACACCGTCGCCGTAGCCGCCGCCAAACCCGCCACGTCGCGAGGATCCATGCCGAGCGGGCCAGCCGGGCGGGCAACCGCCGGCGGTGCAACCAGCCCCGCCACCGCATTGGCTGTGTCCCAATACATGGCGCCGTTAGCCGCCACACTGTTGGGCCGGCCGAGACGCGCCAGATCCCGCGTGCACACCACGCGGTCCACAGCTGAACGCGGCGCCAACCCGGCGTCGATAAGGCGAGGCATCCAGTGCGACGCACCGTGCACCACCACCGCATCCGCGGCGGACAACCGGCCGTTGATGCGCTCCACCACCGCGGGGTGGTCGAGGCCGTTGTACACCACCGGTGTCTCACCCGAGTTAGCTACCGCGACTGCCGCGAGATTGCGATCAGAACCCTCCGACACCGCCACAAAAACAGCACCCATCACAGATCACCCTTCCCGTTAGACATAGCGCCGATAAGTAGCTCGGCCACGTGCCGCGACCAGCCACCCAAGTGCACGGACTTCCCGGGCGCGAACTTCCGCCCACAACCGCAAACAATCTCGCGGGTGTTGTCGTACGGATCATGCTCGTTGAGGATGATCCGGAATGCCTCCGCCTCAGCGTTCACGGTCAGTCCTTCCCCGCCAACTTCTTGGCAACTTCGAACTGGTCCGGCACCTTGCGAACGCCGGCGATGTACCGTTCTAGAGACTTGTGATCCGCGTAGCCGGCTTGGGTGAGAACCGCTGCGCCAGAATCACTCACCACCACGCACTGCCCCTTCGCCGTGCCGGGAATCTCCGACGGCGCCGGTGCGTCGTCGGGGACGTCGCCGAGTACGGTGCGGGCCTGCGCGGAGGTAGTGCACCTGAACGCGATTTTATTCGAACAACAATCACGTAGAAGAGTAGGAAAGGTCGCCGCGCTTGGTTTCTGCGAGGTAGCGATTGTCGTAATGCCTGCAAAGCGCCCACGCTGCACGAGACCTCTAACCCCGCGGATGTTCCCTTCGACGGTGGCCCGCTCTTCGCCCTTTAGCCCCGTCGAAGTTAGCCACACCTGGGCCTCGTCCAGTATCAAGAACACGGGGAACAGGCCGAGCGCCTCGCGGTCTGCGACCGGGACTGCCCAAAAATCATGTTGCCCTGTAGCGGTGTGAACCGCGGTCGCGCGTAATTCGATCATTTGTTCGAGTTTTGCCAGTGTTTCCACCAGTGCGTCGAGTTCCACGGACCGGGAACACATGGCCGCCACCGGGGCGAAGACTTGCAGATCGAAACTCCCCTTGCCGTCGAATATCCAGAGCTCGGCCCGGTCGGCTAGGCCCGCGATAACAGGAAGCATGCTCGCGGTCTTACCACTGCCAGGCACACCACCAACGATCGCGCCGGCATTACCGCTCCACGTAATCCACACGGGCTCACCGGTGCCCACCGCGTAACCAAGCAAGCTCCGCCCGGCCTCAGCGTCGTACGTTCCGGCGGGAGTGGGCGCTGGTGGCGGTGCTGGCGGTGCCGCGGGTACAGGTACACCCTCCAACGGGTGCGGCGCGGGCTTCGCCACCCACTCGTCTATATAGCCGTCGAGCACGTTGGAGACGATCCCCCACACCAGGGCAAACACGGCGAAGGGGATTGCCACCGCCCACAAGCCGAGCTGGGGCTCCCGGGCGGTGTCCCCCCACACGGCGCCGGCCGCAAGCAGAGCGCCGGCGATGCCGGCACCGTGGCTAATTACTCTCACAGCGACCTCCCGTAATACTGGTCGGGGGAGTCCCACGTCTCCCCGCAACCGGCCTTGCAGCACCACTTACCGTTGTCTGGTCCGTACGCTTCCTCGAGTAACCAGACCCCGCTGCCGTGCATGCAGCACATGTCGCAGCGGCGGCGGTGGTTCTCGTCGTAGCGGATCCAGCGCGTGTCCAAGCACGCGTCGCAGCCGCTCACACCGACGCCAAAACGGTCTTGAGCGACTCCGACTTCCGAGACCGCAACCAGCCACCGCAACCCGAGCAACGGAACCTCTGATACCGGGCGGTCGTGGTGTACGCGAACCCGCGGCGCACCACATCCTCGGAGCCGCAACGGTTGCACGCCAACAGATCCTCCGACTCATCGGAGTACAGCGGCACGTTAAGGCCGTCGATCCACGGCCGCAGACGCTCGAACAGCTGAGACGTGATACGCACGTCGTTAGCGCAGTATTTCTGCATGCGCTTGCGGGCCGAGTCCCGCGCCTTGCCCTCACCGGTGAGGATGTCGGTCCACGTCGAGAAGCCGCCCGGATCGGTTTTCAGATCCAGACCGAGCTGTTGGCACACGAACGCCAACTTTCGGCTAGGCCAGTTGAACTTCTTCACCGTTCGGTACAAGTCGACGTCACGCCACGGAGAGGGGGGCGACATACCCAACTCCGCCCACGCCGCGCGCAGGTGCCCGTTATCGAACCGGGCACCGTTGTACGTGACGACGAAATCGGCCTCGTCGTACACCGAGTGGGCCCACCGCATCATGCCGGCGTAGCCGCCGTCGGTGTCCCACTCGGAGCGCACGTGGACTTTCTTCTCGCCAACCCACTGTGCGGCGACCATGATCGTTCCGCCCGGCTTTATGATCTGATTAACGCCGACGTTCTGGTCGAACAAACCCCACACGTAAGCCTCGGTGGGCCTGGTCTCGATATCGACCACCGCGATTCTCGGTCCGGTCATGCCGCCAACTCCTCTGCTGCGATCGAACATTCGGCCCGGCACACCAACTGTTCGGCGGCGCGCGTGCCCTTCGCGCCGTCGATGATCCCGCCGACCAACAGCACACAGGCCGCCAGCCACGTAACAACCCAACCCAACCCGCGCCACGTCACCGCGACACCTCCGCCGACGTCTTCAACCCGGCGATGTAGGTGTCCAGATCTGCGGCGGTGTACTTGTACTCGCGGCCATCGAGCACCGCCAACAGTCGGCCGGCACGGCGCAACTCATCCACCCGGCGCGGCGACGTCGACAAGTACGTCGCGGCACCATCCCGGGAAAACAAACCCGACATATCAGATACCTCCTCGGACAGGCCGGCGGCGCCGGCGGTGTGAACCCGAGTCCGTGTCCTGGGCGGGATTCTCTAAAGCGGCGACAACGTCGCCGTAGGCGTACAAGGCCACCGAGTCCGGCAAGCGGCGCAAGTTCCGCTCACCAGTGGCCTGCAAATACATCCGCGGAGTCACCGTCGCGACGACCGCGTGGAACTCGCGGCGCGGAACCGGCCGCCCAACCCACCCCAGAATCCGGTGAATGTTCGCCGCCGGCTGCGGCTCCGAATCAACCCGGCCAAGAAGCCGCGCCCGGATCTCGTCGACGTCATGCACCGCACCACACCGCCGGCACTCCACCGCCCGCGCATCCTCCTCGGCGGACAGCTCATACCCGCACGGCTCGCCGGTCTCCAACGTGCCCGAACACGGACCGCAGTACACCGACGGCTCACGGTTAATCAACTTCAACCCGGCCGCGTTGAACCGCTCCACCGCCTTGTAGATGGCCGGCACGTGCGGCAACGCCAACACCTGATCCAACTGATAACCCAGATAGGTTGCGGCGGAACGGGCCCGCCCCATAGGTGTAGACCCCGGCTCCAAGTCGCGCACCCACCCCGACAGAGCCACATCGATATCGCGCAACAGATCCGCCGCGCGTAGGTTCAGCTCCATCGGATAGGCGTCGCCCTTGCCGCGCTTACCGCCGCCACCCAACTGGGACTGCCCGTACGCACACTCCTCGAGACGGGGGATCAGCCACTTCAGACCGGAAGTGGACCAGGCGCGGCCGGCGTCGCCGCCGATCAGGCCGTCCCGCAAACGATTAGCGCACGGCCAGCAGATAACGCCTCCGGTCGACGCCCGGCCCTCGCAGACCCCGCACTGCCTACTCATCCCCGACACCCACCCAGTGCCGGCGGTCACCGGTCAACAGCGCCGCGAAGTGGCCGAGCGTCATAGCGACCAGCTGCTGCGCCGGATCACCAATGCCGCGACGCTTAGCCACCACCACCCCACACAGGGCCTGGTCGTTGATCGCCTCGGCCTCAGCCTCCCGCAAAGCGGAAGGTATGGAGAGCGCCGCAACATCTTTGACCTCGACGACCACCCGCTGACCGTGCGCGCGAACCCCGCCCACGTCGCCGGTATCGCGAGAGCCCGTCCGCACCTTGCGGTCGATGAACTCGTTACCGGTGGCGTCGCGAAGATAGTCGGAAACGACACGCTCCATGCGAGCGCCGGCCGCGCGTGCCGAACTCCTAGACCGGCTCACCGGAGGAAATCCTCCGCCGTGACCGGCGTCGCCGCCGTGCGCGTCTCAGCCCAAGACACGTTGCTGCGGTGACGGTGCCCGCCGGTCACCTTGATCGGCTCGACACCCCACCGCGCCCGCAGCTCCTTCATGAACGCGCGCTCCGTCAGCTCGTCCTCACCGTGATCGCGGCACCAGCTTCGATACCCGACGTACAGCGAGTTAGAGGCGATCGTGGCGGTGTCGCCGCCGCCGAACACCAGCGCCTCTTCGGCGAACCGCCCCAGCTGATCCTCGGACAGCCGGTACTCCGCCGTTGCCTCCAACACCGCCGGCGGGTCAGCGTCGCCGAACCGCTGAAAGTTCAACGCACCCTGAACGATCCACCACAGAATGCCCGGACCCTCTGAGGCGATGAGGCTATCCGCCAGGCCCTCTTTCTGCTCCGACACCGGCACGATGTAGTTAAACGGGATGCGGCGCAGCCGCCGCCAGAAGCTGTGCCCTCCGGACTTAACCACCGGCATGTGGTTGCCAGTGATCCAGAGGGTTAGCCGGTTCGTGAACTCGAAGTGATCCTGACGCATAGCGCGCCCGATCAGCGTGCCGTCACCCGTGAGGGCCTTGAGCTTGGTCTCATCCCAGGAACCGCCGTTGCCGCCGTTGACCTCAGACGCCACCGCCAGTCGCACCCCGCGCAGACGGGCGATCTCCGTCTCGTGGCGGTCGCCACGATCAGCGAGGAGGAAGTCCGGCGGCATGATCGCCGCGTACTCGCCGAGCACACCAGCCAGAACCTCGACGAGTACGGACTTACCGTTGGCTCCCTCACCGTTGCAAAAAGCCGCCGTCTGCGACGTCATCTCACCGATAGCCGACTTGCCGGCCCACCGCTGGATATAGGAGATCAGCTCAGCGTCGCCGCCGAACGTGCGGTCCATGAACTCGAGGAACCTCGGGGTCGCCATGTCCGGATCGACCGGAACACCCGTCGACAGTGTGCACCGCGCAGCCGGATCAGCCGGAGACACGTCACCTGACCGCAGACAGATCAGACCGTTGGGCGCGTTGAGAATCCACCCGTTCGAGTCCAGATCATCGGCCGAAGTGTGGATCGCCGGATCGCGGCGAACCAGGGCCGCCACACCGGAAATCTTGCTTGCCGACTGCAACTGACGCTGCCACGCCAACACGCCCACGTCTGCTCCTGCCCTGATTGCGCGGATGGTTCTACGCACCGCGATGTACGCGGGCGAATCGTCGGGGCGCAGACGCCAGCGCGACCCGTCCCAGATCAGCCACCGGTTCAGATCCGGCGCGAACAGCAGGTTGCCCTTCCAGCTGCGGACAACCAGCATTGCGGCGCCGTCATCGGTGCGCGGCACCGTCCCCGCGTTGGGGGCCAGGTCGGACTCGTCGACCTCGCCACCATCATCGACGCCCTCGTCATCACGCATGGCGAACAGCTCCGAAACCTCGGTAACCGCGTCCTCCACGGTTACCGGGCCGTCAGCCAGAAGGTCTTCCAGGTGCGCGTGCCCGCCCAACTCGGCGTGCACCTCCTCATCGGACATTCCGGCGACGAGATTCTCGCCCCACTCGATCGCGTCAGGAACCTCCGGAGCGGGCACATCGCGGTCCGCGCACAACACCCGGAACCGGGCCGCCACCGCGGACCTCGACGACTCCACGCCGGCCGCGGTGAGGCAGCCGCGACGCTTCATCGCCGCAACCCGCACCATCTGCGACAACAGCCACTGATGACGGCCCTCAGTCGGCACATCGTCACGCCAACCTGCCCGTGCCTGCTTTGCGTAGTCGCAATCCTTAGTTGGCATGGCGGCCCACGTCTGCTCCACCGTGAGCGTCGACACCGGCTCCGGCGCCGCCACCCCAAGACGGTCGAGAAGCGACGACAACCCCGCCACCGTCAACGCCTCGCCCGGAGCCATCTCCGCCACCACCAACTCCGGCGGCGCCGACTTGATATTCCAGCTGCCCGGCGTGCGCATCACCCGCGCCAGATCGAACACGCTGTCAATCTCCGCGCCATGCTCACGCGCGACCCGCCGGCACATATCGCCGAACCGCTTCAACAGCGACACCGCGCGGGCGCGGTCCGCGTCGGAGCCGATCTGCCCGTCGGAAATCGACCAGTAGCCATGCAGCCCACCGCCGGAGCGCACCACCGCGGACGGCGCACCGATCAGAGCTGCAATGCCGGCCAGGATCTCGCGGGCATGCCGAAGGTCCCGGCAGCCGCCGGGCTTGACGTCGAGATCCACCACCGCCGCGGCCAACCGCGTCACGTCATCGACGCCGCCGCGGCCAGAACCACCGCCGCACGTAACGGCGTTGACGCTGTGATAGACGCTCACGGTCGAGCCTAGCGACTCCACCAGCGCCACGGCCTCGATAACCGGGACCACCACGCTACGGAACTGCGAACCGGGAGCCGCGGTAGAAATCGACACACACTCGTCGGCCGTGTAGCCGAGAGCATCAGTCAGAAGGTCAGCGAAATTCACGCCGCACCCCCGAGCACCATCTCCAGCATGGACGGGCGGTGCCCCTCCCACTGTGCGATGCCGCCGTCCTCACGCGTGACGCTGACGACGGGCAGCGACATGTGGCCGGCGGCGCGCAACTTCTCGCCAACCTGCGGCAAAGTGTCGACACGCACCGCGGTGAACTCGATACCGCGCGACTGCAACCAACGCTCAGTCGCTTTGCAGGACTGGCAGGCAGCCGACTCGAACACCAAAACATCGGGCATACTTGGGGGACCTCCTCAAACTCTCAGACAGGGGATGGGTGGGTGAAGTCCCGGCGGCGCGGAGCTACGAACTCCGCGCCGCCGGGCGCTAACCACTAGGCCAGCGCGGCCAGAGCGGCCTCAGCCGTCAGCGGCGGAGCGGTCGGAACCGACACCTTCGGTGCGGGCACGATGGGCGGGCCCGCCGGCACAGCCACCGGCACCGGGGCCGGCGCCGTGTAGGAGGCCGCGTACACCTTGGCCCCCGCGATGCCGGGACGGGTCGGAGCCAAATCCCCGGTGTACGTCACGCTGAGCGCGCCACCCACCTGGAGGCCCGTCACGCCGGCCGCGCGAACCGCATCCGCCACCGCGTTCTTGAGACCCGCTTTGATAAAGAACCGCTGCGGGCCCTCCGCCGTGTTCACCTCGACGACCATCTGCAGCCTCGGGCTGCCGTCCGCCCATGCGAGGGGCTCGTTGGTGCCGAATGCGGTCTGCTGCACCACCGTCGGCTCGGTGGTGATCGTTCCGGCCACCGTGGTTCCGATCGTCGGGAACTTCGCGGCCGGCGAGCCGCTACCCGTCAGAAACTGATTGGGGTCGATCATCGTGTGTTACCTCTTCCTGTTATTTCTTCCTTGGCGCGGCGATTGGTCCGCTCGCCGCGGGCGGTGTCTGGGGGGCTACTTGCCCGGGCAGGAAAACGTGCCGTCGCGAGGTGTCGCCGCCGAGTACACGGGGCAGAACCGGCAACCCTTATCCGGCGTTGCCGGCACCCGCGACAACTGCGAGAAATCTGCGGCCGCACCGATAGCGGCGACCGCCGTGCGAACCTTGGCGAGGCGATCCACCGCCGCGTCGGCCACCGACGGGTCGAACGGTGCCGTCCACAGATACGAGCCGGACAGGCTGCCGGCGCGGGGCAACATCCAGATAGCGACCTCCCGCACCTCGTAGCCGGCGCGAACCCAACCAGCCCCGTAGCACATAGCCTGGACCACGTAATGGCGCGGCGGCCCGTCCTTCTTGTACGCGCGGAACGTGGTGGCGCCCAGGAACTTGTGGTCGATTGCCCTGCCCTCGATGACGTCGAACAGATCGCAGCTCCCCGACAAACCGGGTGCAACCTCCACCCGATTCTCGATCAGCCACCGCAGGTGCTTGCCCTCCGCGGTGAGGCGTGCGTTGTCGGCGTTGAACGCCTCCTCGAGCTTTGCGTGCCCGGCGGTGCCCAACCAGGCCGGCATGATATCGCCGGCCGGATTCACGCGCGGTGCCCCCGCAACCTTCGCCGCCAGTTGGCGAGTGCAAGCCACGCCCACCTCCGACGGTCCGATCGCGCGCTGCAGGCTCCGCGGGTGGTTCAGCCAGTCCCGCTCCACCACCGCGATCAGGTCGTCGCGCACCGAATCCACCACCGGCGCGGGCACCGCGTCGGCGAAGAAGTCGTCCTGAGTTGCGAGAGTCACTGTGCTAGTTGTCCTTTCGGGGATTACTACAAGTATGCGGTACGGGTGTCACATGAAATGGCTGCATATTCGCGGGGAGGCCGGTAAACCCGGCCGGCCTCCCCGCTGTCGCCTATCGCGCCACCGACAGGTTCCGCACTGACGGGTCGGCGGTGTGCGCGTCGGCCAAAGCCTGCGCGTCCTCCGCCGTCGCGTACGCGCGCGAGATCATCCCGCACGGGCAGACGGCCCGGAAGGGCCGCCCGCCGTGGTAGGAGACGTACTCGACCCGCGCGACGTGCTCCACGGTCATCGCAGCCCGAGCTCGGCGTCCGTGATGGTGGTGGACAGCGCCCGCCCGTCGGCCGCGGTCTGCGGCGTCGGGATGATCTGGCACAGCCCCGCCGCGACAGTACCGTCGGGGGTCATGCCCTTCACCCAGTCGAGCAGGCCCGAGCGGTCGTCGGGAACGATTGCGGCCAGAACCACGATCACCGCGGCCGCCTCCTCCGGCGCCATGCCGCGAGCGCGCTCCCACACCACCGCGGGGTCCTGATCCCAGACGGACGTGATGAGCCCGTACGCGGTCTCGAGTGCGGCAGAAGCAGCCCCGCGGTGAGTAGCCGTGGGGCCGTCCTCGAGGCTTGCAAACCGGAGAATCGGCCGCGCCGACTCCGGATCGAGCGCCCGGTGGATCCGACCCACCATCGGGGAGGCCGAGTGGCGAGTCAGCAAAGCCAACCGGGCCACCGCGGTCATATCGAGCAGGTCCGCTCCGGCGTCGCCGCCGGCGACCTCGTCGGCGTTACGTGCCACCGTTGATCGAACCGTTTTGTGGGACAGTCCGAGCAAGAGCGCCACCTGGGGGCGACTCAGCGGCGGGCCGGACGGGTCGACACCCAGAGCGGCCAGCGGCGACAGGTCGGCCACCAGCCGGTCCCGCTTCTGGCGCGCCTCGGCAAGGGAGCGGTGCTTGCGCATCCGCCCCGCGGACGGTGCCGCGGGTTCGGGGTCGTCGGTGTCCCGGATGAACCGCGGGTCGTACTCTTCGAACGCCTCGCCGTACGGGGATGTTGCCGACAGATCATCACTGGTGTTAAATTGGTTTTGCATCTCATTCTCGCTTTCATTCATGACGGGTGATTCGGGTTTTGGTGCTCGGCCCTCCGGGAGTTGACGCTCCCGGGGGGCCTTTCTTCGTTCCGGCGCCTTTGCCGGTACTCACGCAACTATAACGGCCCGTTGCCGCATTTGTTCCGCGGAATCGCGGCCGCGCAGCGAACTTTGCAAATCATCCACACCAAATGTAAAACGGCCCCCACCAGGCCATTTCTCTGTTTTAGATATTGGGGAATTGCGCGAAAGCCGGCACTAGCTGCAATTGTCACGTCCTATATCGGCGGCGATGCGTACGCAGTTGCTCACGCATTTTGCACGTGCAACAAGGACACGTGATGCCTATCACACATTCTTAAATCGGCAGGAATCCGGCGTGTCGCGAGTGCGAATGCTTACAGCCTTGCAAGCGTCGATTACTGGTGCCACCGCGGGTACGGTGCCACGGAAAGCCTGTGGATAACTTCGCGGCACTCCAGCAGTGTTCGAACGCGTGTTCTAACAACGCAGGGCAGTAACGGGAAAGCCCAGGGCACCTAGGAAACGCTCTGACCTGCAGTAGGGCACCTAGGGCAGTAGTTGTCCATTATCGCTCATATGTTGTTACTAATGTTAATAGAGTGCATATAGGGAATAGCGTATAGCGTTTGAGGGTGACAATGGCGAAATGCTGCCCTAGGTGCCCTACTGCAGGTCAGCGCGTTGCGTTGGTGCCCTGGACTGCCCTGGGCCGCCCCAGGCCGGCCAGCCTGTGGATAACTAGCCATCATCGAACGCGTGTTCGAACGCCGGATGCACCCGCGGTGGCCCCGGCAGCGCCACGGCGCCACCGGCCGACATGCAGCAATGCCCGTAAGGGCCCCCAGATCGAATGCTAAGCGACTTAAACAGCTTCCCTCTATGAATCCTTAGGCGAGACCGTTTTCGTCGCTTACAGAGCCTCTCAGAGCCCCATCGAATATGCAGCCATTTCATGTGACGCTCGCATGTTAGTATTATTGAGGTTGGGGAAAACGCTACCCATTTACAGGTCAGCACCCGCAACCCTCTTGATGCGGCCGCAGCCGGCCGCGCAGCAACCCTCACCCACACGGGACCCCCCTTTACCTATACGCCCGATAAGGCGTGAGGCTGCATGCTGCGCGGCCGCGCGGCCACCAAAAACTAATCGCGCGGAGGTGGGCTTACTTTGTCTGTCCACCACCAGACCGAGACTGTGACGCTGCACCACGGCGACTGCTTGGACGTTATCCGCGACCTACCCGACAACAGCGTCGACAGCATTGTCACCGACCCGCCGTACGGTCTCGGGTTTATGGGCAAGGCGTGGGACGTTGGCGCTATCGCGTTTAACCCCGTTCTCTGGAAAGAGGCCCTCCGCGTTCTCAAGCCGGGCGGCCACATGGTGGCGTTCGGCGGGACGCGCACATGGCACCGGCTCGCGGTAGCCATCGAGGATGCCGGGTTCGAAATTAGAGACAACTTGGCGTGGCTGTACGGGAGCGGGTTTCCTAAGTCGTTGGACGTGGGCAAGGCGATTGACAAGGCGGCGGGCGCTGAGCGAGAGGTTATTGGCAAGTACCGAAGCCCAGAAGGAACCAGCGGCGGCAAGGGCCGCAAGTTCTGTCACGGAGTTCAGGAACTTGATGGCCTTCCGGACATCACCGCCCCCGCCACCGACGCCGCGAAACAGTGGCACGGTTGGGGCACCGCACTTAAACCCGCGTTCGAGCCGATCGTGTTGGCGCGTAAGCCGTTCCGCGGTACCGTCGCCGGCAATGTGTTGGAGCATGGCGTCGGGGCGTTGAATGTTGACGGGTGCCGTGTAGCTGCAACTGACGGCTACCCCGAAAACTCAGTGACGCAGGGCGTGAATACCGCGAAGTCAAGTTACGCGCCCGCGCAGACTCGGCAGACCTTTGCGCCATCAGACGCCGGCCGTTGGCCCGCGAACGTCCTTCTCGACCCCGCCGCCGCCGCTGAGGTGGATGAGCAGAGCGGGGTTAGCAAGTCCACACCCGCGGTCGGAATCAAGCGGCGTGGTCGTTCGGCGGGAATCATGGGGGAAGTTGGGGAACTGCGGGACGGTCGGCCAGAGGGTCACGCCGACTCCGGCGGCGCGTCCCGATTCTTCCCCACATTCCGCTATCAGGCCAAGGCGCCGACCAAAGAGCGCCCCGACGTTAACGGCGTACGCCATCCAACCGTCAAGCCCTTAGCCCTGATGCAATGGTTGGTACGTCTCATCACCCCTCCCGGCGGTACTGTGCTCGAGCCGTTCGCCGGTAGCGGCGCCACCGTAGAGGCTTGTTTGCTTGAGGGTTTCGCGTGCGTGGCCATTGAGCGCGAGTCCGAATACATGCCGCTGATCGTGTCGCGGATTGAGCGGGCGTCCTGATGTTTGAGGCCGCCTTTGCTTCCCTCGCTAGCGTATGTGAGCGCACACGCCAGGAGCTGGCGTCATACCGTCAACAGCGCCCCGGCGATACTGACGCCGCGTTTATCGAGCAGAGCGTGCACGAGTTTATTCGTGCGGGCCGGGAGACTGAGGATCCGAGGCCGGGTCTACGCAATATGGCGTTGAGTGTCTACCTACTCGTAATCAAATGCGATGAGGTAGCGCGCCTTACAGCGCGTGTAGCTCAGCTCGAGGACGCGCTCGACATGCGCGACGATGCACTCGCCATCGCGTGGGACATGATCGACAAGCACGACAACAACGGCGAGCCCGATGAGGATGAGTCGTAGTGGACGTGTGCACTGTGGTTAACGTGACGCTGTGGGCGCTCGGCGTGTTCGTCTCTGTGTGCTGACATGGGCGTGACCCCCGTCAAGCGTGACTCGACTAAGCGCAACCACCACCGACGCATCCTCGCTAAGGGTCAGCCGCCGTGTCACTGGTGCGGCGAGGACATTGACTACACCGCCGATTGGTTAGACCCTCTTGCCTACCAGGTGGACCACGTCATCCCCCTAGCGAAGGGTGGGCTCGATGAGCTCACCAACCCCGATGGCTCGGTGCAGAAGGTGCCCAGCCATCGGGTATGCAATAGGGCCAAGGGTGTCTCTATTCCATTACCAACAGGCGCGACCTATGTCACCGAGCGGCGCTGGACTTAGTCGCTAAAACAGCGACAGTTTGTATCTAGAACAGCGAAAACGGTGGCTAAAACAGAGACAAACCGCCCAGGGTGGGGGCCTCTGACCTGGGGTTTTGCCTAACCATCTCGAGGCGCATAGGCCACTCTCACACACGAAGAGCATTACCACATTAGGGGGGCCGGTTTTCCTTGTCCTCCATCGTTGACGCGGCCGCCACCGGGGAGCAATTAGCCACTCTGCGGGCCGTGCGAGACCAAATCGCCGCCGACCTTGAGGTGTGCGCCGCCATGCGTGACCGAACCGCGCTCTACGCCCGCCTGGTCGACGTTATCGCCCGGATAGATGAGCTGGCGCCGGCCGCCCCGAAGGGTGACACAGTTGACGAAATCGCGCGGCGTAGGGCTGCTAGGCGTGCAAGCGCCGCCAAGGGTGCTGCACGGGCCAAAGACGCGGCAAAATAGCTGGCAGGACGTCTCGGACCTTGCCGCGGGTTTCGGCGTTGTGCTGGATCCGTGGCAGGAGACTGTTCTACAGGCTGCGATGGGTGAACGCCCGGATGGTCAGTGGGCGGCCCGTCAGGTGGCGATCAGTGCCCCGCGTCAGAACGGCAAAAGCGAGATCATCGTCGCCCGAGCCCTCGCTGGGATTCTCTTGTTTGGAGAACAAACGATCATCGTTAGCGCGCATCAGCAGGACACGGCCAGAGAGGTCTTTGGCAGGCTGCTCGGCATTATCGAGCAATTTCCTAACTTGGAAGAGCGCGTCGAGTCCGTTATGCGCGCCGTTAACCGCGAGTACATACGTTTCAAGTCCGGTCAGACAATAAGGTTTAAGGCCCGCTCGACTGGCTCCGGCCGTGGCTTCTCTTGTGATTGCCTCTTGCTCGATGAGGCACAGATTCTCTCTCCCTCTAGTTGGTCAGCGATCCTGCCCACGATGAGTGCCCGCCCCAACCCTCAGGCGTGGCTACTCGGAACACCGCCAACAGAAAATGATGATGGCGAAGTTTTCGAGCGGATGAGAAACCTGGGCGTCCTTGGCCGGGAAAACACGGTCGCCTACTTGGAGTGGGCGGCGGAGTCGGACGACCCGATCGACGACCCCCTCACGTGGGCTAAAGCAAACCCCGCCTACGGTTCTCGCATTTCCCAGGAGGCCGTCGCGACTGAGCTGGCGTCCATGTCGGAGGAGCAGTTCCGGCTAGAGCGCCTCGGCATTTGGAATGAGGCCGCCGCACATATGCCGGTTATCCCGGCGGCGGTGTGGCGCAAGCTGAACGCGCCGGGCCCGGACTCGGAGACGCCGCCGACGGCGTTTGGCGTCGACATGTCGCACGCGATGCAAATAAGCGTCGCCGCGGCGTGGGTGGTTGAGGACTCAATCCACGTTGAGGAAGTGTGGGCGGGCGGCGATGTTGCCGCGGCCGTGCAGTGGATTGCTACCGCGGCCGGCCGGCGCACCGAGGTTGTTATCGACGACCTGAGCCCGGCGTCGCAGATGGTGCCGGAGCTGATTAACCGCCGGGTTAAGGTTCGAAAGAGCACGGCCCGCGATATGGCTAAGGGCTGCTTGCAGTTCGAGTCTCGCGCGGGCGCCGGCACGGTGTCGCACGCGGGGCAGGCTCAGTTGGCGGCCGCGGTTGCCGGCGCCAAGAAACGACCGATTGGCGATGCCGGCGGGTGGGGTTGGGACCGCCGCGATGCCTCTTCCCAGATCCATCCTCTAGTCGCTTGCACTCTTGCGCTGCTGTCCGCGTCTTCTACGCGCCGGCGCACGACGGGCGAGCGCACTTCCGCGAACAGAAAGGCGGCAATCCTTTTATGATTCCCGCTTACGGTGGCGGCGAGCACTATACGTCGCTATGGACTACCGACTACTGGACAATCCATCTTCCGGACTTGTCCTACGATGAGGATCTGCTGCTTAATCATCTGTTGCGGCAGTTGCACGACCGCACACCGCGAAACATTTTGCGGGAGTCGTATTACGATGGCCGCCGCGCGGTTCAGCAGGTCGGAACGATCATTCCGCCGCAATACTACAACTTGGGACTCACGCTCGGATGGTCCGCTAAGGCCGTTGACGCTCTGGCGCAACGCACGAACCTAGACCGATTCGTGTGGACTGACGGCGACTTAAACTCTCTCGGTTTTAGAGACGTCTGGGAGCAAAATTACTTCGGCGCCGAGTCTAACGCCGCGTTTGTGGCTTCTCTAATTCATGGTGTCGCGTTCCTGATTAACACCAACGGTGACACCGACGAGCCGGACAGCCTCATCCATATCAAGGACGGCTTATCCGCGACGGGTGACTACAACCCGCGGACTCGCCGCATGGATAACCTTCTCTCGATCACGGGGTGGTGTACGGAGTCGAAGGCGCCGACCGAGCTTGCCCTGTATCTGGACGGCGAAACGATTACCGCCGTCCGCGACGGCGGCGAGTGGTTCGTGGACCGGGTCCGGCACCCGTACGGCGTGCCGGTGGAGGCTTTGGTGTATCGCCCGCAGGTGCGCCGGCCGTTTGGAACGTCGCGTATCAGCCGGCCGGTTATGGCGATTCACGATCAGGCAATACGAACGCTTATTCGCATGGAAGGGCACGCGGATGTGTTCTCCTATCCGGAGTTGTGGATGTTGGGTGCGGATGAGTCCGTCTTCCGCAACGCCGACGGCTCGGTTAAGCCGAGCTGGCAGGTCATGTTGGGCCGCATTAAGGGTGTGCCGGATGATCCGGACGCCGACCCACAACTTGCCAGGGCGGATATCAAACAGTTTCAGGCGCACAGCCCGCAGCCGCATATCGACCTGTTCCAGCAGCATGCAAATAATTTTTCGGGCCAAACTTCCATTCCGGTAACGGAATTAGGCGTGCAGGCCCGCACCAACACGACCACCGCGGACGGCACCGACGCCGCCGACCGCGCTCTGGTTCGCACGGCCGAGGACGCGATGGCAAATTGGGCGCCGGCGTTGCGTCGGGCCATGATGCGCGCACTCGCAATCCAAAACGGCTTAACCGCTGTGCCGGCAGAGTGGCAGACCATCGACACCAAGTGGCGTAACCCGGAGTACCTGAGCCAGTCCGCGGTCGCGGATGCCGGCATGAAGAAACTTGCCGCGGTGCCGTGGCTTGCCGAGACTGAGGTGGGGCTCGAGTTGCTGGGTCTGGATGATCAGCAGATCGCCCGCGCAATGTCGGAGAAGCGCCGGGCGGTGGGCACCGCGACGGTGATGCGGTCGGCGTTGGACGCGTTGAAGCAACAACAGCAGGCTCTGCCGGCGGCGCCGGATGTTGCGGCCGCGGTGACAGAACCTACCGCAAATGTCGCTGGCAACTGACCTCGAGTTGGTGACCGGCTTGGCCGCGTCCGAGCTTGAGCAGCTGTGGGCGCTGGAGAATCCGGAGCTGGTGGCCGCCGCGCTGTGGGATGTGGTCCCCGCTCAGGTGGATGAGTGGGCGCTAGCCGCGTCCGCCGTTGCCGCCGAGTGGTATGACGCCGAACGTGAACGCGAAGAAATCGAGGGCACTTTTCAAGCCATCGTGGCGCCGCTGGGGGACCTCGGTACCGAGGCCCTTATCGGGTGGTCGGTGGCGGCGCTGTATCAGCCTGAACCTGATCTGGCGCTGGCGAAGTCCCGCCTGACTGGCGGTGTGCAGAAGCGCCTCGCGAATTCCGCCAACAGCACGATCACCGGTTCTACCGTGCGCGATCCGCAGGCCCGCGGGTGGTACAGAATCACCCGCCCGGATGCGTGCAACTTCTGCAAGATGGTCGCTAGTCGTGGCGGTGTGTTCACTGAGGCTACCGCTCGGTTTGCTTGCCACGATCACTGCTACTGCCGCGCGGCGTCCGCTTGGGTTGGCCGGGAGGTTCCGGTGCAGAAATACACACCCTCGAAGCGCGACGACCGCGACTTCTACGACCAGCAGGAGCGCGGCAACGCTGCCGCGCGAGCCTGGATCAAGAAGAACCTTAAATAGAGACTTCCCCGCCCTAAATGGGACCGGGGCCACTTCCGAAATGGGAGAACACCGCATGTCTGATGTAACAACCGCCGAAGTCGCCGAAACGGTAACCGAGGACGTAACCCCCGACGCTCTGCAACTCCCGGATGATCACCCGTTGGTGAAAACTCTTGCAGCCCAAAAGACTGCAATCAAGGAGTTGAAAGCCAAGGCCAGTCGCCTCGATGAGATTGAAGAGGCGCAGAAGTCCGAGGCTGAGAAGGTCGCCGACAGGTTGGCTAAGGCCGACTCTGAGGTCGCCGGCATCCCGTCGCGGGTTACTGAGGCGCTCAAGGCGCACCTTGTGGTTCTGCACGAAATTGCAGACGAGGACGCCGAGTTGTTCCTCACTGCTACCGAACCGGAGACCCTGCTGAAGCAGGTCGACCGGCTGGTTGGACAGGGCAAGCGCAAGCACGTAGTGCCCCGCGAGGGTCGCACACCCAATCCCGCCCCGACTGATCCGACTCGCGACTTTCTGCGAACGATCAACGGGCAGTAACCGATTCACTAGGAGTAAAACAATATGGCTGCTCTACAGAGTACCGACCTCTTCCTTCCCACTAACATTGCGTCTGGCATCGTCGAGAAGACGAAGACTGCCTCGACCGTCGCGAGCTTGTCCGGACAGGAGCCGATGCGGTTCGGCAACCTGAACATCGTCACGTTCGATGAGGACTTGTCGGCGGAGTTCGTCGAGGAGTCGGCGCACAAATCAGCGGACGAAGCGCGCCCCTCGTTTGTGACCGCGGTGCCGCACAAGGCCGTCGTTCAGATGCGGACCTCGGATGAATTCCGCTGGGCCGACGAGGATTACCAGCTGGGTATCCTCAACAAGTTTCAGGAGAAGTGCGCTCGCGCCATCTCTCGCGCGCTCGATCTGGGCCTGTACTACCGGCTGAACCCGCGCACCAACAGCGAGATCCCAAGCTGGACTAACTACCTCAACACGACCGATAAGCGCGTGCCGGCGGGGAGCTTGGCCGACATGGACTTCGAGCAGGCCGCCGGCCTGGTCATCGCCGACGGCTACAGCGTGAACGGTGTCGCGTTCGATCCGAGCTACGCGTGGACCCTGTCGACCGCCCGCTACCAGGACGGTCGCAAGAAGTTCCCCGAGTTGGGTCTCGGTAACGGCATCTCATCGTTCGAGGGCGTCAACTCGGCCACCTCGAGCACCGTCTCGGGCAAAGCGAAGGATGGCGACCCCACCGACAACGGCGTCAAGGCAATCCTCGGCGACTTCCAGGGCGGTATCCGCTGGGGCGTGCAGAAGAGTTTTCCTTTCCGCATGCTGGAGTTCGGTGACCCCGACGGCGCCGGCCGCGACCTGGCCGGACACAACGAGGTGTTGTTCCGCGTCGAGCTGGTCTACGCGTGGTTCGTGTTCTCTGAGCGGTTCGCCGTCATCGAGGGCACGCCGACCACGCCGGACCCGGTGAAGGCCCCGGCCGCGACCTCCAAGGCCGCGAAGTAGTAAACCGCTAGAGGAGGGCCCGGGCAGATCCTCGGGCCCTCTTCTGCGGCGGTCACCATGACTGTCACTCTCACGCCGGAAGATCTGGCGCCGTTCGCACCGGGTATCCCGCCCGATAAAGCACAGGCGATGATCGACGACGCGTTGGCGCTCGCCGCTGTCATTGCCCCGTGCATTCTCGAGCCCGACTTCCCGTACGACGACGCAGCTAAAGCGATTATCCGCGGGGCTGTGTTGCGTTGGGAGGCCGCCGACACCGGCGCGGTGACCGCACAAACTGCCGGCCCGTTCTCGGTGCAAATCGATTCAACGGTCCGCCGCTACGGAATGTACACGCCGTCGGAAATCGAACAGCTGCAGGCGTTGTGCAAGATGTACAACGGAAACACCGGCGGCGCCGCGTGGGGCTACGACACCATCCCAACGGGGGTTGTTCAGCAACACGACGAAGCCTGCTGCAAAACCTTCTTCCGCAATCACGAGTGCAGCTGCGGCGCAAACCTGACGCCGTCTGGCCGGCCGCTGTATCCCTCGTTGGATGGGAGCTGGCGGCGGTGAGGTTAACGCCTCTACCGTTCACGTGTGCCCATGAGGCGTACAGCGGGGAAGAGATCGACGGCCACGGCAACGTACAGCCGAGCTGGCTTGACCCGGTGGACGTGGCCTGTATCTGGTGGTCGGATAGCTCTGAGGAGCCGGCCGGCCCGCCGACCGGTTCGGAACGTGTCATCGAGGAGCTTTTTCTGGTTGTCGACGCCGCGCTGGTGGTCGATCATAGAGACAAATTCTCGGTTACTGGCCGGCGGTTCGCCGTTAACGGTTTGCCGAAAGAGTACGATCACGGCCCGTTCGGGTTTGCACCGACGCGCCAGGTTGTGGCGTTGCGGTCGGTGCGCTAGTGGCTAGATTCAAGGCGAACCGCGCCGGCTTCAACGAGTTACGCAACGACCCAACCTATAAGGCGATGCTTAAGCGCCACGCCGACGCTATCGAGGCCGCTGCCAATGCGATACCGCCGACGACGGACACCCCGCTCGAGGAGCCGTACTACAAAACGTACGACGGCTCCGACAAGAAGCGGGCCCGGTATCGGGTGGTTACGACGAGTATTCGCGCGAGCCGCCACGAGGCGAAAACCTTTGCACTAGAGCGGGCGTTGAGCTCCGATGGCTGACGACCTGTTGATGTTCCCGGACATGGACCGGGTTGCCCGCGCTTACCTGTTGGCCGGTTTGGCTGATCAGGGTATCGAGGGTGTTCCGGTGGCTACGCGCATCCCTTCGCCGATGCCCGACTGGTTTATTCGCGCCTTTGCGTTGCCGGGCAACGAAACCACAATGCGTACACAGTGGGTTCAGATCATCGTGCAGGTGTACGGCACCGACGATGAGTACACTTCGCAGCTTGCCCGCACGTGTGCGGCGATTATGCGGGCGGCCCCCGAAACGGCGGTCGATCTTTACGACAGCGGCGAACTGCTGCACTATGTTTCGGCGCCGGTCGAGAAGAACGGCCCGTTCCCGTCCGATGACCCGGACATTCCCGACCGTTCTCTATATCAGGTCAACATCACTTGGACTGTTTTGTCTCAGTCCACGTACCAATAATCAAACCACGCCAACACCTTTGGAGGAATAATGGCGACTACACAAGGCCACACGATTGGCCGAAATACCTTTGTCGGTACCCCTAAGGTTACCGGCGGCATCTGGTTGGTTCCGCAGAATGTGGCGCTGCCGACCGACGCGACCTCGGAGCGCCCGCCGGAGGCCGTGAGGTTGGGCGGTGTTTCAGATGAAGGCTACACCTACTCGGAAGAGCGCTCGACAGACAAGAAGATGGACTGGAACGGCGACAAGGTCCGCAGCCTCCAGACCAGCAAGGACGACGCGTTCGAGGTGACCTTCATCGAGTTCTTGAACCCGGCGGTCATGGGTGTGCTGTACGGCTCGGAGAACGTGACCGTGACCCCGGCTACCGCCACGGCGGGCACCGAGATTGCGGTTCGCCACGTCTCGGATCAGCTCGAGCATGGCTCGTACATCATCGACACTTTCGACGGAAAGACTAAGCGGCGCCGCGTCATTCCGGATGCGCAGCCGGCCACCATCGAGCCGATTGTCGAGAAGCCGGGCGACTGGTCCGTGTACAAGGTGAAGTTCGACATCTACCCGGACTCGCAGGGTGTCACCAGCTACAGCTACACCGTTCTGGACGACGCCACCGGTACCACGCCGCTGGGCGTGAACGCCAAGGGCGAGACCGTGCACGACACCGCGAAGGCGGCCAATAAGGACCGCGTCGCCGGCGTCACCGCCGAGGACAAGGCGGCCGAGAAGGTCGAGCCCGTCGCGGCTGTCGCCGACAAGGCACCGGTTACCGCTCCGGCTCAGGCCAAGTAGTAACCCGGGTTACCTCCCCCGCCGCATTCACCTCGACGCGGCGGGGGAGGTTCAACCAGCCGAGGTGAGCCGAGGTGGACTATGACTAAGAAGACCGAGACTGCCGACGTGGTCGACACCGCGCCGGAGACTGAGACCCCCGCGCCCGTGGTGGAGAAGCCGGCCAAGCCGGCGCCGAAACCGAAGCCGGGCGACGAGGACTACGACTGGTCCGCTGAGTACGACGGCGGGCCGGTGTACCTGCACACCTTCCCCGACGGAACCGTGGTGGGGCTCAAGCCGTTTGGCACCATCTACAGCAAAACGTGGCTGTATAAGGTCCGTAACGCCACGTCGGATGTGGACCTGGAATTCTCGGCGTTGGACCGTGGCTCGTGCCCGGCCGCCCGCCGCGTGCTCGAGGGGCTCGACGATACCGAGGGCGACCCGCTGAGCGACTTGTTCTCGGCGTGGGCCAAGGCGGGCACCGAAGGGTTAACCTCGGGGGAATAGCCTGGCTGGTTCGCACCGCTACGGGTGAACTGGCCGACGCTGTAACGCGGGACCTGCTTACGGACCGTCTCACATTTGACGAGTTGGGCTGGCGCGGGCTGTGGTGCTACATCACAGCGGCGCCGCCCGGCACCGCTATCTATCACAAGCGCAACGAGGGCTGGACCATCGGCGACCACCTCGCCGCGGAGCAGTTGTACGAGGCCAGAAAACTCGGATGGCGTTACACCGCTCTACATTTCAAGGGCGGCAAGGATATTCCGTTCCCGGATCAGATCGCTCGGCCGGGGTTGGAGTTGCCCGAGGTGTACGACGGCCCCACGTGGGAGACCGCCACGGCGGACGATATCGAAATCGCGCCGGAAGTTATCGCGTTGTTTAGGGAGGGGTGATTCGCCAATATGCCAGAACTGGGTAGTGCGTGGATCAGCCTGACGGTATCAACCCGAGACGTCGAGACCGATATCCGCAAGGCGGTCAAGAACGCCGAGAAGTCGGCGAAGATCGCGCCCGACGTCGACGCCACAAAAATGTCCGGCAAGGCGCGGACCGCGGGCTCCCGTTTCCGCCAACTGTTCACCAGTGCGGCGAAATCCTCCCCGGACGTCGATACATCACGCATGACGGCCAAGGCCGCGTCGGCCGGCCAGGAGTTCGGGTCTAAGTTCTCGTCCGGCGCTAAGGCGGGGCTTGCCGCGCTGGGTGCCGCCGGGGTGGCGTCGACGCTCGTAAGCCAGTTTAAAGAAGTCATGAATGTTGGTATGGATTACACCAACAACATGAACACCCTGCAGTCGGTGACGCGTGCGGGCGCCGATGAGATGGCCCGCGCGGGGGACATGGCGCGGAAACTCGGCCAGGATGCAAGCCTGCCCGCGGTGTCGGTCAACGACGCCGCCGCGGCGATGACGGAACTAGCTAAGGGCGGTTTGACTCTTCAAGAGTCGATGACCGCGTCGAAGGGCACACTGCAACTTGCCACGGCGGCGGGTGTGTCTGCTCAGCAGGCCGCCACCATTCAGGCCGACGCGTTAAACACTTTCCAGCTCGGTGCGGACCAGGCCAACCGGGTCGCCGACCTGCTGGCTAATGCGGCTAACGCGTCCAGCGGTGAGATAACAGACTTTGCTCAGGGTCTCGCGCAGGCCGGCTCGGTTGCGGCCGGGTTCGGGGTTCCAATCGAGGACACCGTCACCTCTTTGGCGATGTTCGCGAAGATGGGCGTCAAGGGTTCCGACGCCGGAACGATGATGAAGACCTCGCTGCAGGCCATCACAGACAAGGGAAACCCCGCGCAGGGTGCTATTAAAGCGCTCGGCCTCGAGCTGTACGACGCTAACGAGCAGTTTGTCGGCTACCCCGAGATGATGAAGCAGGTAGCTAAAGCTTCAAAGAATATGAGCGAGGAGCAGTTCCAGTCGGCCACGGCGGTTCTGTTCGGCTCAGATGCTATGCGGGCCGCGATGATTGCGGCCAACGGCGGCGCGGAGTCGTTCGACGCGCTATCCGCTGAGGTTCAACGGGTGGGCGGCGCGGCCGAGGTTTCCGCCGCTAAGACTAAAGGTTTGCCGGGCGCGTGGGAGCGCGTCAAGGGCGCGCTTGAGGGTGTGCAGCTGCAGGCTTATGACCTCGTGGACGGTCCGCTAGAAGGTTTGGCCGACACCGTAACGGCGGGACTTAACAGCCTCGGCAATGCGGGCGATTCGTCGACGTTCCAGAAGATCGCCGACGCGGTCAAGGAGGCGGCGCCGGGGCTCGGCGACATTGCGGTTTCTTTGGGTAAGGCTGCCGGCACTATCGGCGGCGCCGCGTGGGGTGTGTTCACCACCGCCCTCGAGGCGGCCGCGGCCGCGTTGAAGATCCTCGCGCCACTACTTCGCAGCGTCGGCGACTTTATGCGCGACAACCAGACGCTGGTTACCACTTTTGTTGCCGCGTTCGCGGGGTTCAAGTTTTTACCGGCGGCGCTGTCCCCGGTTACCACGGCGCTGGGCAACCTCACGACGAAGGCAAAAGGCGTCAAAGGTGGCGTCGCGAATATGGCCGACTCGTGGAAAACGATGGTTGGCTACTTGCAGCAGAGCCGCCCTGAACTGTCGAAGACTGAGGCCCGGCTGACGTTGCTCCGCGACGGCGCCAAGGGGGTCGCCACCAACGGTTTCGGCGCCATGAAGACCGGAATAGGTAACCTGGTGGGCGCTCTCGGCGGCCCGCTCGGTATCGCTCTGGCCGGTGGTGCCGCCGCGTTTGGTTACATTGCGAGCAAGAACGCCGAGGCGACCGCGGCGGCGGCGACTCACAAAGCGACGGTCGAAGAAGAGGCCACGTCGCAGCGCGACCTGACCACGGCACTGCTGGGCACCGCCGGCGCGTGGGATGAGGTTACTAACGCCGAGGCCCGCAACCGCGTCAAAGAGGCTGTCGAGGAGTTGGGGACGCCGACGGCGGCGCCGTCGTTCCTCGATAACTTCCGCGACGAGGGCGGTTCACTGCTCGGCGGTCTAACCGACTGGTCCCGCACCACCAAAGCTGAGGCGATGGAGGCGTCGGCGAAACTCCGCGCCGATGCCGCAGCCGCAATCAAAACTCTAGTTCCCGATGAGGGCGCGCTCACTGATCAGATTAAGGGCGACCAGGCGCAGTTCGACGCGCTCGTTACTTCTCTGCAGAATCAGGGCGAGGCCGGCCAGTTGGCCGCAACGAAGCTACGCGAAACCCGCGCGGCGATCGTGGAGGCGTCGGAGTCCGCGGCCACGGCCGCCCCGGTGCTGTCCCGCATGGGCGACGGCACCAAGCAGTCCGCGGAACAGTTGGAGAGTTTCGCGTCGAAGGTCCGGGTCGCGTTCGAGGCGGTCCCCAAAGATGTTCCCATTAAGGTTGATACGCCTAACGGTCAGCTTGTTTTAGAGACTTTGCAGAAGTTGAAAGCCGACGTCGAGGTTATCCCCGACACTAAAGAAATTGGGATTAACGCCCCGAATTCCAAAGAGGTCACCGACGCGCTGGCCGCCATTGGCGTCCTGGTCCGCGAGGACAACGGCAAGCTGATCATCGTTGAGCAGGAGGGCGCGGAGCAGGCCGGCGCTGAGATTGACGCCGCCGCGAACAAAGAGCGCGTCGCCAGTATCAGCGTTATTGCCAAGTACGGCGAAGGCATCGTCAACGACCCGGCGATACAACAGCAGTTCCGCAACGACCTAGCCGGCGCTTTCGGTCGCGGCCCGGTTACCCCCCGCGCGGAGGGCGCTATCGTCCCCGGTAGCGGTATGCGGATGATCGACAAACCCGAGCAAGCCGATATCTATGACGGCGTGGGCGCCGGTACTGTCTTTGCCGAGCAGGAGACCGGCGGCGAAGCATACATCCCGCTTGCCCCCGGTAAGCGTGGCCGGTCTACTGAGATTCTCGCCGAGGTGGCGCGGTTGTTCGGTCTGACCTTGTCCGCTCCAACGGGTGCTAGTGGTGGAACGGTCAACGTCGGTGGCGGCGGCGGGGACCTAATCACCAGCCTAAGTACCGCTGTCACGGCGCCGATTGTTTCCGCGCTGGAGCAGTTGCGGTCCGCCCTGGTGTCGTCGAGCTCGTCGCGATACACCAGCGGTTCACCGCTCCCTGTCTCCATGGCCGGCGGGTTCGACGCCGCGTTGCTGTCGCGGGTTCCCGCGGGCACCTACTCGCAGACGCAGGCCGCCGACCTCACCAAGGGTCTGGGCGACTGCTCAAGTGCCGTTGAAGACCTCGTAAACATCATGGACGGTATGCCGACGGCCGGCCGATCCATGGCTACCGGCAACGCCGCCGAGTGGCTGACCTCGCGTGGCTTCAAGTCCGGACTTAAAGACGGCGCGTTTAACGTCGCATTCAACGACACTCACATGCAGGCGACCCTCCCGGATGGCACCCCCTTTAACTGGGGTAGCGCCGAGTCCGCGGCGGCCGGCGGTGTGGGTGGCACTGGCGCGATGGATCCGGGGCTGACGCAGCGTTACTACCGGGACGTTAACGCGACGTGGGAGACCCTCGCGCAGAGTGGCGACGACCTTACAGCCGCTATGGATGGTAGGACCGCTGCCGAGCAGGCGCTCACCGATGCGAACGCCACCGAGGCTGAGCAGGCCGACATCGGCGGCTCGGAAGGCTCGTCGCTGGGCCAGTCGTTCGTTAGCGGGATGCTCGAGGCTATCGGCCTCGACGGTTCCGTTTTTAGCAACCCGTTTGAGTGGTCGAACGTGAAATCTGGTATGGCTCTGGCCAACTGGGGTGGCGGACTGCTTAAAGGCTTTATGGGTGGCGGCCAGGAGGACGGCGCAACCAGTGTTGGCGGCGGAATGGCCGGCGGCGCTCTGGGCGGTATCGGCTTACCGAATATCGCCGACTTCCTTAAGCCCTTGCCGGGTGGCTCGATTGAGCCGGCGCGGATGCCGGATGCACCGCACCAGGGCGGCGGACAGCCCGCGGGCCCGTCCGTTGTCGTCAACGGAAACGTGGGGATGGACCCGCGACAGTTCACACAACGTGTGGACGCAAAACAAAACCAGGCGTACCGCCAACACATTTCAACGGTTAGGCCAGGATGAGCCGCGAAGATAAGCTCCGGTTTGATCAGTGGTCGCGGTTTGATACCCGCCAAGAGGTAACGCTCGGTATCGACGAGTGGACCCGCCCCGACGGCTCGGTTATCTATCAGCCGGTGTCTGATCGTCACCCCGGCTGGCAGCGGTACACCTCGTGGAACGACCTCGGACCCTGGGGCCGGCAGTTACGGGCCCGGAAGACGAAGGTCGTCTACGTCTCCCCGGACGGTAATAGGCTGTGGAATCTGGCCGGTGACTGGGCCGGCAAAGAGGGTGTAGTCCTCGCCGAAAACCTCAGCGGTTCAATGCATATGCCCTTCGAGCAGCGGTACACGTCCGGCTCGTACGCTCTGGGCGAAGAGCTCGAGCGCACCGACTACCGCAAACGCGTGTTTCAGCTGGGCGTGATTCTCGCCCCGCACGTAAACCTGCTGGCGCGTAAACGGTTCCCCGATAACGAGTTCGCCTACCGCATGTTGGAGGAAAAATGGTGGAGCGATTGGCCGGAGAATCACCGCGCCCCCGCCGGCTATTGGGGCCAGTACACCAGAACGCACGGCTGGCGGTGGATCCGAGTTAGGCAGGGTGAGGCCAATGATCAGCCGCTCGCACTGGACCCCGTCGCCTATGGCAACAACGCGCAAAGTTGGGCTATGACTCTGCACGCAAGTTTCCCGTTCTACTCGAAGCGGCCGTATACCAAGCTGTGGGTTAACAACGAGGCGAACGCCCGCACCGCCGACGGCAACAACCTCGGCGTACTGAACTTGCCGAACCGCGGCGACTGGGACCAGTGGCCCAAGTACATCGTCGAGGGCGCCGGCATGGTCACCATTCAGGACGGCATCACCCCGCATATGGTGGAGCTGCCGGAGATATTCGAGTCCGACGGCGCCGTGCTGGTGGACACCGACCCGGCCAAGCGAACACTTACCGCGTCGACAGATCCGGCGGATAACGCGTTCTTCCAGTTGATCCGCAACAGTGAAATTCTCGATTATCTGCTGGGCGATATCACTAACGCGGACAGCGGGTTACCGGTTGGCCGGCGCATGCCGGGCGGTATCGGGTTTAGCTCTCCACTGCCGGCGAAAGCCAACACCACAGTTAGAGTTACGCACACCAACCCGCGCGGGAAGATCACCGCAATTGTCCCGCAGTGGTACAAGATGGGCTTTGCCTGATGGGTGGTTTCACCGCCCGGCCGGCTCGGCCCGAGGTGCGTCTCATCACCGAGGCCAACGACGCGGTCACGAAGTGGCGCCTACTCGACGCGCGCCGGCAACTGGTGCTGGACTCGAACCGGCAGCGCCCCCTAATCCGGCTGTGGGATAAGCGGTTCTCGTATCTGGGAACTGTGGTTTCTGAGCGTTCCGCGGAGTACGGCCGGCTGATGGACGACTCGGCAACGATAACGATGAGCCTCCCCTGGTCCGATTGGCTGGCCGATCTCGTCGCCCACAAAACCAGGGTCGAAGAGGACCTCCACATCACCGTGGACCCCAACCCGAACAACCGCACATGGCGCACACGGCTCGGCTACCGCGTGACCGCGGTTCGCGCGGTAAAAAATGAGGATGGCACTAAAACTGTTGAGCTTGAGGGAATCTCGCTCAGGGAACACGCCAAGCACCTCAGGATAGCTAGTACTCCCGTCTGCCCGCCAGAATTTCAGCCCATTAAACAGTTTTTCTGGTTGCAGAATCTCAGGTCCGGTCTGGCGTTTACGACGTTTATAAACTTGGCGCGGAACTATTGGCCGTTTCTGGCGGTGCCGATATCGCTGATGGATCCGATTAAGTGGGCGACGACCCGCGCCGGCAACATGAGCCCGCTGCACTGGCCGGTGCAAGTGCAGTTTGTGAACTCGCTGACCGACACGAGTCGAGTTGTGCCGATTGCCTCCCGGTGGGGCGACTTGCACAGCGTGGCGGAGCCGTTGATGGAGGATGCCGGCGTCTGCCTGGTGGACTACATCTGGCTGCCGGAGGACACGACGAGCCCGCACCCGGAGCTCGCCGCCATCATCGGTGAGGAGGCGGCCCGCCCCTCCCGCGCGTGCGTCGTTCTCGCTTTTGAAGACAAGAGCGGAATAGTTGGGATGACCGGTACGCCCATTGACGGCGTTCTTGATCTGATATCCGCCACCCTCGATGACACGATCACTGAGGTTCTGTTGCCGCGGGATGCTGACGGCGACGGGATAACAGATCCGTTCTTCCGGCAGCTTGTGGGCGCGGCACCAGATCAGCCGTCGCTGGTCTGGCGGGACTGTGAGTATTCCGGCCTGACTCAGAGTGAGCACAAGTTGCAGCGCGCCACCTCCCAGAGCGTGTACACCGGGGGGCAGAGCCCGACGTGGCTCAATCAGGGAATTCAGTTTGCCGTCCGCTGGGCTCTCGCACAGATCGACACCACCATTACCACCGGGACCGGCCAAGACCTGCAGATCCCGCTCACATCTGGACTGAACGAGGTCTATCAAGACCAGCTGGCAAACGTCCTAATCGCGTTCCAGAAGTTCACAAATCCGAGAACCGCTGTGTGGCTTAACGATTACGCCTTGCTTGAGGGTTTCGAAAACGGCAACGGCACCGCATACGTTATCTCCTCGGCTCTGACGTTGCGGCAGGGCTTGTACAAGCGCTCCCCGAAGGTGTCGTTTACGATGGTTGCCCGCGACGGTGAGCCCTGGTGTTATGGATACGACTTTACGGTCGGTGACCGTGGCCTCTTTGAGATCGACTCGATCTATTACGCCGAGCAGATTCGCGGGATGCGTTGGAGTTACAGCCCGGACAGCGCCGTTGCCTCAGAGATGATGATTGGCAAAGACGGCGAACGCGACCCGTTCGACGCCGGCATGAAAGCCCTAGCCGACGGCTGGAACGCCATTGGGACTCTCATTGGTGGCGCGGCGGTGGCAGAGTGACCGCCACTCAACCGGAGCTGTCGGCCGCAATGCGCCGACTGGTCGACGCGCTGCAGTTTATGCGCGGCCCGACGGGTGAAGTTCTCTATGTCGGCGACAAGGCGTTGCACATTGCGTGGCATCTTGCCCGCGCCGGTGCCGACGTTGAACCCGACCGGGCCGTCATTAAGCCGCGCACTATGCCGGCAGGGCCCGGCCAGATAGCTGGCATGGTTGATTGGGTGTCCGTCGACAGCCCCGACACCGACATCCCCGGCGCTATCACCGCGGTGGGGGAAATCCCCGACCCGGCAACACTTTACGACGCGCTGCCCTGGACCGTCCGCACTAAGATTGAGGGAGCTTTTTCATGACCGCACCTATCCCCGGCGACCCGGTTTACCTGGGCTCGTTTCTTGCCAACACCCACTGGTACGGCGTCGTGGGCGACGGCGATACGCCGGCCATGCAGGTTGCCACCATGGAGGCCGTCGGGCAAGACGCCGTGGTGTGCCTCGACGCGTTGAAGGGTGACAAAGGCGAGAAGGGCACCCCCGCCGATATCGTCCAGATGCAATACGACGTCCTCGTCACCAAGCCGTCCGACCTCCCACTCGATTTGAACGGCACGAGCGACGTCGGCAAGGCGTGGTGGATCGACAACCTGGTCTACGTGTGGACCGGCGACCACTATGAAGCCAAGGCCATGGGCAGCCCCGGCGTACCGGGCGAAACCCCACAAATCACCGTAACGACGGAACTCGTACCGCCGGAGGAAGCGTCAACGGTCGAGCAGAGCGGAACCACGCTCAACCCGATGCTCAATTTTAAGATCGCGGCACCGCGTGGGCCCGCCGGCCCGGCCGCCGCTATCCAACTTGCCGAGGACTACGACAACACGCTACCGCCGCTGAACGGTCAGGTGGTGACGTGGAACGGTGAGAAGGATCTGTTTGAGCCGTCGGACTTTCCGACCCGCCAGCCCAAGCTGTACTCGGTGCCGGAGGCAGCGTTTACCGACTTCACCGGCATGACTCAGCGGCAGAGCATCCTGAGTTTCACTGTGCCCCCGCAGGATTACGACTGGGTGCCTTTCGTTAACGGGCATATAAAAGCGTTTGGAATCGAACTGTTCGACTCGGACCCCATGACCATCGGTTGTGAGGTTCGCGTCGGCGACCCGACCTCGGGTGTCCTCGTGGCTAGATCGTTTGGCACCGTGGCGCATTGGACCACCATCACCCCGCACTACTCATCTAACGATGACCCGACAGCGGCGGTCGCTCCGGGTAACGGTGTCGCGGAAATCAAAGCCGGCCAGCCCGCCACATTCCACGTAAACTTGGTTAACGACGGCCTGCTCGGGACGTACAGCTACAACAAGACCGGGTCGCAACTGACTATCGTCACGTTCCCGCAGGGCTGACGCCATGGTCTATCAGAAGACGTGGACAGTTCGTGTCCCGGTTCTCCCCGGCGACGATACCGAACTTCTGCTGTGGCTTATGCGTGAGTCCGCCGAGAAGACCGCCGCAAGCTACCTACTGCGCGTCGTGGAGTTTGAGTACGTCGGCACCGTTGACCCGCTGGACATTCCGCCGCGCGGGATCCGTCAGCTAGGGCCGGCGTACGACGGCGCAGAGTTCCGCGAGTTCCGTGTGGTGGCCGAACGCGAGGTGCCGCCCGATGCCTAAAACTCTGGACCTACGTCAGATCACCATCACGCACGACCCAAACCAGCGGATCATCCAAGAGTTGCCGCGCGTGCCGGACTTCGTGCCCCCCTTGCTATCTGGCGCTCTGGCTCTGGCTCAACAGATCATCGACGCGTTGGTGCAGGGCTTTTATGGTTGGACCGAAACCGGGTTTGGCGCTGACGCTTTGCGAACCGTGACCAACGCAATCGGCGTCGGCCTGGGTGCACTGAATCACCTCGTTATGCGGATTGAGGCGCTCGAAGGCAAGCTCGTTGGCGCTATCGAGGACTTCGCACAGGTCGCCCAGGACGTGGTTACCGCGCTCGACCCGAAAAAGTGGCTGCAGGTTGTAGCCGGTGCCGGCGGCGGCATTATCAATATCGGTACGCAGGGCTACGCAGTTTTTCAGCCGCTCGAGGACACCGTCAACAAGGTGGCTGCGGCAATCCATAAGACAGTAGCGACCTCAGACCTGTTGAAGGTTTCGACCGTTATCTCGATGCCCGCCAATGTCGGCCCCTCGTCCGGCCGCCAGTCCGCCGCAAACACCATCCTCGCCCGCGTCGACAACCTAAACCCTCTGTCTAATAACGTGTTTGCGAAACTGAACGACAACATGGCCACGGTGGGATTCGTGCGCGACGGGGTGACCACCGTCCTCGGAACCGTGAACAACGTGTTAAAGAACGGCAGCACTTACACACTCGACGTGACCGAGGAAAGAACCTTCACCCTGTTTGAGAATTCCCGGCCGGTGCTGACGGTGGTCGACACCGCGGCACAGTCTGCGCTTGGTGCCGCGTTCCGCTCTACCGGTTTTGGCACCGTCGCGCCCAACGCTACGTCCCGTCCCGGCGTCGTCGCCAGCTTCGCCTCGTTCATGAAAGGCCCCTAATGGTTGACCCCGCGACCGTCAAAGCGGTTACCGCCGTTGTCGGCGATCTGTCCGAGGATCAGGTTAGGCGGGTACTCACCGCCGTGGAGAGTCTCCGCGACGGCGCCACCGCCGGAACGATTGTGCAGGACCCCAAGACCGGCGCTGTCGCGCTGAGAGTGTCTGAGGGTGGCGTCGATTACTGGTCGGTGACCGACCCCTCGGGTGCCTACTACCGCGATATGCAGCCCCAGTTGAAGGGCTGGAAAGAAATCACCAAGCCCGCCGCCAAGACCGAGAGGCCCGCGAAATGAACCGAGAAGCCCCCGCGAACGCCGAACTCGTATTCTTTGCCGTTACTTGCCATCTGGCGCCGCTTGTCGCCGATACCTCCACGGATGCTGATTACAACCCGGGCGTCGCCGGCATCACTGCCACGGTGGTGCTGACCCCTCGGCTTAAGGCCGGCGAGGTAATTCACGCGCACCAAGCCTCACCGCCGACCGGTTTCTTGCCGTTGCCGGTGGTGGCGATCATCGACACCGACGGACTGTTGAAGCTCCGCACGACCCCCGACAACGGCTCCACACCCATTGCCGGCGTTGATAAACTCCGGCACCGTATCGCCGCCGACAGTCGCCGGCCGCTTCCCGCGGCTGAGGTGGGTACCGCGGAGTACGCCCCGGTTAAGTTGCTCGGCAATTCGCCGGCGCTCGAGCTGGAATCGCCGCTCTACTACGACTTCTCCTTTAGCAACGTCAAGATCGACGGTCAGGCTAGCTCGTACTCGATCACCGGCGGCACGTTCGAAGCGCCGTCGGACCCCAACACCATTATCGACTTGCTCGATTGGATGCCGCTACCGTCGGGGCCGAACGCTTCGGGAATTATTCGCGGCCCGGCTGGGGAGCCCGGCGAGCAAGGCCCGCCAGGGCCCGCAACAATCTCAGTCGGTACCACCACAACCGGCCTGCCCGGCACCGACGCCACGGTCGTTAACACCGGCACAGACCAGGATGCGGTGCTGGCGTTCACGATTCCCGCGGGGCAACGCGGGTTGACCGGGGCGACGGGCGCACCAGGCCCCGTGGGGGCAACGGGCCCGCAAGGCGTCAAAGGGGATACGGGGGCGGCGAGTACGGTCCCGGGCCCGCAAGGACCGGTCGGCGCAACGGGTAGCCAGGGTCCAAAAGGAGATACCGGGGCGGCGAGTACGGTCCCGGGCCCGCAAGGACCAGCAGGCGCAACGGGCAGCCAAGGTCCAAAAGGAGATACGGGGCCGGCCGGCCCGCCAGCTACGTTGCCGGTCGCTACGGCCAGTGTTTTGGGCGGGGTGAAGCAGGGGCAGGGTGTCACCATAGGCCCGGACGGAACCCTCACCGCGGCCGGCGCCGTGTCGAGCGTCAACACCCGCACCGGCGCGGTTGTTTTGACCAAATCCGATGTGGGACTTGCCAATGCGGACAACACTTCCGACGCTAGCAAGCCGATCAGCACTGCCACCGCGGCCGCACTCACAAACAAAGTCTCCGGCGCCACGGCGTCAGGGCCTAATGCTCTCACGCTCTGGGCGGGGACCAAATCGCAGTACGATGCCATAGGCAGCAAATCCAGCACAACGGTGTACGTTGTCACTGGCACCACAGCACTAGTGACCGACGCGGTCCACGACGCACTCGGCGTCGACACCGGCGAAGGCGTTGCGGCCGAATGAGTTTCGGCTGGGGCGCAAACGACGCGAGCTTAGTTAGCGTCGGCTCTACGCCGGCAACCGCGGTGTACTTGGGAACTCAGAAGGTTTGGCCGGTGTACGTGCCGGTGGAGTCGCCCTGGTACACACCCACACCAGGCAACCCCGGACCCGCAATCCTAATACCGTGGCCCGCCGGAGCGGCTGTTGTCGAGCCTATCTGCATCAGCGGCGGCGCAGGAGGAACCGGCACAGGCGTCGGCGGTAACTCTCCGGCGGGTGGTGGCGCGGGCATCTGGTATGCAAGCCGGCAAGGTACGCCAACTGCTCCGGGATACGAGATGTATACCCACGTAAAAATATGGGTGGAGGCTCCGCCCGGCTCCGACGGTGTCGGCGGTGGAAACTTCAACACCGCCGCCGCGGCGGGGTCGCGAATACGCGTAAATGGAGTCCGTAAAGACGGCACGGAGGCCAACTGGATTAACGGCGCCGGCGGGGTTGCCGGCGGCTCACTGAACGGAAGAAACGGCGGCAACGTCGAACCCTCGTACACGTGGAGCGGCCGAACCTACACCGTCGCCAGCTACGGCCCCGGAGCCGGGCAGGGCGGCTCGAGCTCAAACAAGAACGGCAGCGCCGGCTCTACCCCGGGCGGTGGCGGACAGTCCGGCGATAACGGCGGCCTCACCGGCTACAGCGGCGGCAACGGCGCCCACGGTGCCGTAAAAATCTACTGGAAATGATGCGGAGAATTCATGGCGATCGTTAACAACGCGGGCGCGGATCAGGTTCCATTTGTCGGCGAGTTCATCGACAAGCAAACACACGTCGGCGGAGAACAGATATGGCCGACCGAAAGCAACGCCGTGGTTCTTCACCTACGCGCGGTGCCCAAGTTTGCATCCACAACGGCGGCGCGGGGCGCGTTCAGCCCGGCGACGCGCAAAGTGTTTATCGCCGCGGCCGTCACTAACAACGGCCTATCGGAAATCGACGTAGACCGGGCCCGCGTTCGCCAACTCACCAACGCCGACTGGGCGTTAACGGGAAACTGGACTCTCGGAGAGGTGGTGTTTACCGCCGACGGTCTGAAGGGCTACATCGGTACCAGGGCACCCGGCCAGCTGGGGCGAACCCGAATTTTCGATCCGGCGACGGGGATGGTCTCGTCTAAAACCCTCGCCGGAGGTAACGGTCACGGAATCGTCATTGCAGACGGAATCGTCTACTGCACCTACTATGGCACCAACGGTACCCCCATCGATACGGGCCTAAATATCCCACACGGGCTCCGACTTTATTACACAGCAACCGACGCCTCGGCCGGGATTGTCTATTTCGGCCCTCAGCAGGTCGGAGCCGCCACCGGTAACCCCGCCGACTCTCTGGCCGCGTCCACCGATGACGCAATCGTCTACGCTTCTTCGAGCATCGGAAAGTGTGTGTACTTTGTCGACGTCGCTACGCGCACCGTCGTTAACACGATCACCGACGTAACAACCGGCATCGGCTCCGACGTCGCCACCGGGGACGGCCGCCGACTGTTCACCTGCAAGGGCGCCGACATATACGAGCTCGACGGCGAGACCGGTGCGGGCGTCGCCGCGTACAACGCGCCCGGCGTCGCGTTCAGCCAACTGAAAACGGTCAACGGCCCGCGGGCCCGGCTGTACGCCACCGGAACCAACGGCATACACGTATTCGATATCACAGGTACTCCGGTACTGCTGTCGATCATCAAACCGAAGGCACCCGCGACCGCGTTCACCGGCAGGGTGACACCCTATGACGACGGCAACTGGGGCGTGGTCGCCATCACCGGCGGAGCCACCAACTACGACAGCTACGCACTACTGCATCTGGGCGACGTCCCCGGAGCGACATATGACACCGCCGACGCCGAAGCCGAATGGGAGCCGATGACCGGCTGGGAGTCCGACCCGCCGTTGCCGCCGCAGGATCTGCCCGATGAGTGGCTGTACGACACACCCGAAAACGCTATCGGCGAGACCCCCTAACCACCCCCTCTAACTAACCAACCCCAACCCCTCATTTCCTGAAAGGAAAACATAATGCCTTACTTGCCTCGCGCTAATGAGCCTGTTGAACCGCACGCCCACGAAGAACGCGCCTCGGATGGTAGTTGGGGTTGCCCAACTTGCATCGCAGACGAAGCCGCCGCGGGCGGCGGCGGCGGCGGCGTTGGCCCGCAAGGGCCCCCCGGTGCACCGGGCGCCCCCGGTAAAGACGGTGTTGACGGCCAGGACGGGGCACCGGGTGCACCGGGCGCCCCCGGCAAAGACGGTGTGGACGGCGCCCCCGGGACCGACGGTGCACCGGGAGTCGCTGGGCCGCAGGGCATCCCGGGTGAGACCGGGCCCGCGGGCAAAGACGGAAAAGACGGTGTGGACGGCCAGCCGGGCGCCGACGGCGCCGACGGCGCACCGGGCGCACCCGGCAGCCAGGGCATCGGTATCCGATTCATCGCGAGTGTCGTGACCGAGGAAGATCTCCCGGATAGCGCAAATCAAGGCGACTTGTATGTCGTCGAGGAGCCTGCTCCCGCAACGGGATTCGTGTGGGACGAGAATCTGGTGGCGTTCGTCAACGCAGGGCCGGTGCAGGGTCCGCCCGGGGTGGCGGGCGAGCCGGGTAAGACGGGGCCCGCCGGCCAGGACGGCAAGGACGGCCGCGACGGCGTCGACGGACAGCCGGGTGCCGACGGCGCACCGGGAGCCGACGGAGCACAAGGCATCCAGGGCGAAAAAGGTGACCCCGGCCGCGACGGTGTCGACGGCGCACCGGGTGCCGATGGTGCACCAGGCAAGGATGGCGTAGACGGAGCACCAGGCGCCGACGGGGCACAGGGAATCCAGGGCGAACCGGGCGTGGCCGGCAATGACGGCGCAGACGGAGCACCGGGAGCCGATGGGGCACAGGGCATCCAGGGCGAACCGGGAGCTAAGGGCGACCCCGGAGAGCCGGGCAAAGACGGCGTCGACGGACAGCCCGGCGCCGACGGTGCCAAGGGCGACCAGGGCGAACCGGGCGTAGCCGGTAACGACGGCGCCACCGGTCCGGCCGGCAAGGATGGAGCCGACGGAGCACCCGGCGAAAAGGGCGAGACCGGCGCGGCCGGTGCCGATGGTGCACAGGGCATCCAGGGCGAGAAGGGCGAAACCGGCGCCGCAGGTAACGACGGCGCAGACGGAGCACCAGGCGCAGACGGTGCCAAGGGTGACCCCGGCGAGCAGGGTGTGCCCGGTGCTGACGGCGCCGACGGTGCCGACGGTGCCGACGGTGCCCCCGGCCCGACCGTGGTCTCCGCGGACGCCGGCAACGTCTCTAAACTAGGTTCCGATGGTTTCCTGTTTACGCCCGCTCCGACGGTAACCGGATACCTCGCCACCGCCGGCGGCGAAATGACCGGGCCAATCACTCTCCCAAGCGGATCTAACGGGTTGGTCATCAAGGGCACGAACTACAACCTGTTGGGCGGCTCAGGTGGGGTGGCGTTTCGCAACAACACCAGCAATATCGTGAATTTTGCGGGCGGCGAGGTCGCGGCGTATGTCCCGATCACTACGTCCGGTACAGGAGTGGGCGTTCGTTTCGGCTCCGGCGGTCCGTCGCTCAGCAAGAGCCCCACGGGCGCTATCGCGTCTTCGGCAGCCATCACCGTGACGGCGGATCCGGTCGCGCCGACCGAGCTGGCAAACAAGCAGTACGTCGATTCCAAGTCCGGCGGTGTCACCAACCCGGTTGCCGGTTCCGTCGCCGACATGAAGATCTGGACGGGCTCTCAAAGTGCGTATGATGCCATCGCCAGCAAGGATCCGAAAACCATCTATCACGTCACGGCGTAGGGGTTAGATCATGGCGTTCGACACCGCTGTCGGCGGGACACCGCTGCTCAAGGCTTACGTTGGCACGTCACCAACCGCACGCATCTACGTCGGCGACAAGCATGTGTGGCCTCCGATCAGTGGCAAGGTGACCTGGATCGGATCGACGGTCGCCACCGGGACCGCCAACACGTTCCCCGCGCACGTCGCTAACGATCTTCTGGTGGCGGTGCTGTACGGGACAGACGTGGCTCCCAACGGCTACACGCTTGCGGCCAAGCAGACCTCACCGATGAAGGTGGCGTTGGTCTACAAGTGGGCCACCGCTCCCAACACCGCAGTCGGCACGCTGACCGGGGCGACGTTCAACAGCGTCTACGTCTTTCGCAACGCCAATCCCAACGCGCCGTTCGGTGCCACCGGCACCGCGTCTAACACGGGTCTGACGGCGACGGCTCCCGCGCTGACGCTGACCGATCCCAGCGGCGACTCGGCGGTGTGCCATGCGTTCATTCAGACCGGCGCGAGCGGTGCGTGGGTTAACAAAGTGCAGGCGAACTTCATCAGTAAGAACCTGAACGCACGGCTGGCAAACACCCAGATGATTGACACCAAGACCGCGACGGCAGCGGCTTCGACCCTGACCCACAGTGTTAGCGCATCGTGGACTGGGCTGTCCTTTGAGGTTGTGGCTGTGCCCAGCACGCCCGTCGAGGAACCGCTGTGGCTGTACGACGTGGCGCAGACAAACAAGGGCGGCGGGGTTGTCGACTTTGCGCTAAAGAAAGGTCTCGGCCCATACGACCCGCTCGATGAAGGGTTTATGTTCCGATGCGTTCAGTTCCCCACGCTGAACGGTTACGTCCCGCGCAACTTCACAAAGAATTTCCCGCCCAACGGATACAGCGGTTTGGATTGCACGGTGGAGGATCTTTACGGCGACGGCACCGCCAATCCCGAATACCTCCACAAGACGATCAGCTTCAAGGTTTACCTGTGATCCCCGTGAGCCCCACGGGCTAAACAACACCAGGCCGGGCGGCGCCAGGGACGGCCCGCCGCCCGGTCTGGGCTCAACCATGCAGCCGTGCCGTCCCTAATTTAGACACAAATCCTTAGGCCGTCCCCACATGCCTAGGAGGCCGTC